GAATGAAACTAATTGCAAGGAGAACATGGTATGATTGGTTGAGGGAGAACAAAGACAAATCGCACACTATAAAAAATATTGATGGTGAATTCATAGCTCTAGGCAAGGATATTGTGGCCAATGAAGGCAAAGGAATCTTCTATGCTAAGAACAAATTTGGTATGCATGATCGCCAGCAAGTTGAGACTAGAAATGTTGATAACTTTGACTTTGATGAATGAGTACAATCAAAGGCTACAAACCTCATCCTAATCAAAGGCATATCCACAATGCTATCAATCAAGGCAGCGAGAAATACTATGCTCTGAATATTGGTAGGCAGTTTGGCAAGACCTTACTAGGAATCAATCAACTTCTGTACTGGGCCATCAATCATCCAGGATCACAGATTGCTTGGGTGACACCAGTATACAAGCAAGGCAAGAAAGTATTCGCAGAGCTTGAGAGGGCAGTCAAGAACAGCGGACTATTTGAATTCAACAAATCAGATCTCAAGGTGACTGGGTTTGGATCATCAATAGAATTCTTCAGTGGTGAACGGCCCGACAATATCAGAGGAAATACCTTTCATTTCATGGTAGTGGATGAGATGGCCTTCACAAGACCTGAGCTGTGGAATGAGGTGCTATCAGCAACTGTCATGGTCAAGGGCAAGAAGGTTATATTCATATCAACACCAAAGGGCAAGAATCATTTTCATGCCTTGTGTATGCAGCCTAACTATGATGACAGATACAAGTACATCCACTTCACATCCTATGACAATCCTATGATTGCACCACAAGAGCTAGAGGAGAGAAAGCGGTCACTGCCTGATCATATCTTTCGCCAGGAATACATGGCTGAATTCATTGACAATGCAAGCGGACTATTCAAGAACGTGAGGCAGTCAGCTGGAACATGGGAGAGAGGTGGCAAGTGCTATGCTGGTCTTGACATAGGTAGGGCAGATGACTACACAGTGCTGACAATACTGAATGAAAGAGGGCAGATGGTATATGTGGGAAGGTGGCGGCATGATGAGTGGTCCAAGATCATTGACAAGGTAGCAGACATCATCAAGCAATATCAAGCAGTCACATTGATAGAAGTCAACAATCAAGGGGATATCTTCTTTGAGATGCTGTCATCAAGGCTGCGTAACCTAGTCAATCCATTCACCACTACCAGCAAGACTAAGCCTATCATCATTGAGGATCTAGCACTGGCCTTTGAACAGTCAGAGATCAAGATAATAGAAGAGCAATGGCTGATAGATGAGCTTGAGAATTTTACTTATATTTACAATCCGAATACCAGGTCAGTACAATATTCAGCACCAAGTGGGCTACATGATGATGGGGTGATCTCACTGGCACTGGCATGGCATAGCAAAAAGAACTACAGTAAGAGAGGGCAATACAAAATATTAAGAGCATGAAAACTATTGAGGTAAACTATCCACAGACAATCCAAGAGTGTAGACCGGACCAATTGACTAAGTGGCTCATGCTGGCACCATTCATCCAGCAGACAGATAAGTCACTTGTCAACATGCTTGACTTTCAGTCACAGCTTGTCAGCATATTCACCGGACTGCCAATAAACAAGGTTAGGAAGATTCACATTGATGACATCATGAATGCCAGCAGTGTACTTCTGAATATGCTATCACAATACAGCACAAATGAGCCATCTGAATTCATTGAGATAGAAGGCAAGAGATACAGATTTGAAAAGGACTTTAGTGCCATAGAGACTGGTCAGATCATTGACATGAAGCTCATTGAGGATGTCAGCTCATCACCATGTGAGGCATTAGCTATCTGCTACATTGAGGAGGGCATGGAATACTGCCAAGAGGATGATAGGGGCAAGGTACAGAATCCCAATAAGAAGAGGGAAGAGATATTTAAGAGGGCCTTTCCAGGTGATGAATTTCTGAACTTCTTCGCTTTTTTTTTGCGAGAATCAGAGACGCGGAGTCTCGCTATCTTGGGAATACAGACAGCGAGGCTGATGAATCAGAATCAGACAATGCATCAGAAACTCTTAGAGACAGCGAATGGTTTACGTGGACAAGAATCCTCCTCAAGCTGGCGCAAGAGCTTGGCAAAGATGTGGACACTATCACGCGTCAGCCATATATAAAAACATTGTTTTGGCTGAACTTCTTTAAGCTGAAAGCGGAACAAGATTACATATTACAAAGACATGGCTGATGATCTGCAATTTCTTGACTCACTAGGTATATCTCAGACTGAACTTACTCAGCCTCAGACAGCTTATGAGAAATTTATTCTAGGTCTTGCCAATGAGGTCACAGCACAATTCCAAGAGTATATATTTACTAACGTAAACAATACTGGAGGACTAGCACAATCAGTAGTATACTTTCCTACTGGAGCATTGTCATTTGAGATACAAGCGGATGAATACTACAAGTTTCAAGATGAGGGTGTCAATCCAGTAGGACAGAATAAATTCCAAACACCTTACAGCTTTAAGTATCCTAATGTTTCAAAGAATCATGCTAAGGCAATACAGCAATGGAAAGGATATGATCTCAGTCATGCCTATGCATCAGCATCAGCTACAAAGAACAAGTATGGTATCAAGCCTCGCAATATCACATCCAATGTCATGAGCAATGAGGTCCTTGATAGGATAGCAAATGATCTAGCTGCTGTCACCGGATTGATGTTTGAAATATCATTCACAAAAAACACAAGAACATGGCAATAACAATAGAGACTCAGCCACAACAATTCAATACTATTTGCAATCCTACTGAGGTTGTATTCAGCTCAGATGAGACTGGTCAGGCAAACTTCAGCTATATTGTTGAGCTGTACATCAATGCCACTTTACATTCGACTCATCAAGTATTCCCTGAAAGTGGGATCTATGGTAAGTTTAATATCTCATCCATTGGTAGGGCAGTGATCACCACTAACTTCTGTGAGGCTTCTACATTTGGACAAGAATTGAATCCTGATTACACATGGTCCTTGTTGATATTTGAAAAGTATGGCACCCCTCCAACTGTGGATCTAGGGAGCTCGACTGCAACAAGTGGATTTAACTTTCTTAATGGATCACTTCGACATACAACATGGATAGACTATAATTATGAAGACTATGACATTGATACTGGCGGCAAAGGTGATTTATTCTTGACTGACTTTCCAAGACATAAAAGAGAATTAGTAAGCTATAATGAGGCTAAATTCTTGAGCATCATAAATAGTGGTGGGGATAACTGTACTGGATATGTCAATCTCTATAATATCTCTAACACATTGATAGCATCAGCTACATGGACTGGAGCATTAGCAACTGGTCTAATGGTACCATTGATTAGTGTAGGGCCATCAATGCTGGTATCAAGTACATCACTAGTACAAGCTGATTTCAACAACTGCTACTACTACACTATACAAATCAAGCAGACTGCTACACCATCAAAAGATTCAGAGATCTACAAGATATATATTGATCAAGACTGCTCACCTTACTCAAGACGTAGACTGCACTGGCTGAATAAGTTTGGTGCATGGGATAGTTTTACTTTCACTAAGTTATCAGAGGACAGCTCAGATATTACATCAAATAGATACACAAGAGATCCAGGATCATGGGATGGCAATGATCATGAGTATTTGATTCCGAATGGTCAGAAGGTCAGCTTCAGCAAGTTTGTTGATGACAGATTGATCTTGAATAGTGACTGGATATCTGAGGATGTACAGAACTGGCTAGTCAGAGAGCTGTATGAATCACCAAAGGTTTACCTACAGAATGACTTCGGCAACAGTAACTTTGAGCCAGTGGTGGTGACAAACGCATCAAGTAGACTCAAGCAAAGGAGAAAGGATGGATTGATGCAAGAGCTTGTGCAGATAGATAGAACATACACATACACATCACAATTGGGATAGATGGAGTTATTTATAAATGACATACGAGTAGATCTTGATGAGAGGCTGCCATTCCCACTAACATTCAACATCAGTGATGTAAAGGATCTAGCAGCTAGAAAGGGCAACAATAGTAAGACTATCACTTTGCCTGGTACAAAGAACAATACATATCTGATGTATCAAGTCTTTTCTGTGACAGCATCAGAGCCAGTGGATGGCAGCTCAAGTGGATTCCTTAACTTTGATCCATCTGTGAAGGCCACAGCTAGATACTATGATCAAGGACTATTGCAGTTTAATGGGATAGCACAGCTTACTGAATGTGTGCACAAGGATGGTGCATGGAGATTCAATCTGATCATGGTGTCTGAGACTATTGACTACATTGGACTATTGTCTAAGGTCAGAGTCAATGAACTGAACTGGTCAGAATATTCACATACTTTGACAAGGGCTAATCAAGAAGATAGCTGGTCAGGAACTATCCAGGTGAATGGTGTACCAACAAGCAACAAGACTGGAGCCAACTGGGATGGACTAGGCTACTACTATGGACTGATTGACTATGGATATACTAGGCCATCTGTAACTTCGTTTGGTGTGGAGCATATTCCCCCTCAAGTATTCTGCTATGACATTTTGAAGAAAGCATTTGAAACTGCTGGCATCACTTGGACATCTGACTTCTTAGAGTCACAAACATTCAAGAGATTGCTGATGGCTTTCCCTGGTGGAGAGCTACCTAGAATTACAGCAGCAGACAGCTTGCAATATTCAGCCTATACTACAGAAAGCAACAATACTGCTGGCTTTATTATTGACACTTTGATCTTGCCTGATGGTTTGCCTCAGTTACTCTTTGGTGGGAATAGATTGCAGAATCTACAGAATACAGTTGTTGATGATCCTTACAATGGTACAGTCGTAACTGATCCAAGCGGACAGATTGAAACACCTGGTACAGTATTGAAATTTTTGGCAGCTACTGAGGGCATCATGAAAGTTAACTATGTTGGTGATCATGACTTGAATATTGACTTTACAATAGCTGGAGCCAATATTGTGGATACATGGATAAGGTTTAAATTGAGGCTATTGATTTACAAGAATGGATTCATCATCTCTCAAGATGTAGTATATCAAGGACTCTTTAATAATGGTACTGGTGACTATTCTGCTACTATCAGCTTCGACTATGTCAAGGATATATATACTAACATCAATGATGAGTTAAGATTTGTTGTTTTATGGAATGTTTATGATAGCTCAGTTGAATTTGATGACATCCCTACAACATTTGAACTGCGCACTACACTTGCCAGCAATACAGCTGATTTGAACATCATCAAGGCTGAGCAATCACTTGAGCCAGGTGGCACAGTATTCTTGGATGCGTTTTTGCCTGACATGGATTGTGGTACTTTCTTCAAGGGAATTACTACAGCTTTTAATCTATATGTCAAGCCATCTAAGGACAATCCTACAGTGATGGAGATTGAGACAATGGATGAATTTTACAATGACTCAAATGCTGCATTAAACTGGACCAATCTTGTGGATTATAGCAAGGACTACAAGGTTACACCAACAGTGAACTTTGCTAGTAGTAAATACAACTTTCTCTTTGATGCTGATGATGACTACTACAATGCACAATATCAGCAAGATGTTAGGAAGCAATACGGATCATTTGTAGTTGATTCTCAGAGTCAATTTGCTAGAGATAAAACAGATTTCAAGCTGCCATTCTCACAGAAGCTGCTGGTCAATATACCACTAGATGAGACTACTTACACTGGTCTGATCATGCCTAGATCTTTTCAAGTAAAGACTGAGCAAGATGGTACATCAGCTATAGCAATCAAGAAAGGCAAGCCATTCCTTGTGCAGCTTGGACCAATGACTGCAGCTACATGGGAATACATTGATGAGGATGGGATTGCCACCACCGAGGGATCATATCCCTATGTGGGCCACTTAGATAGTTTGACATCACCTACATTTGACTTCAATTTTGGGGTGCCTGACTTTGTGTTTTATCAGTCATCAGCCTACACCACAAATAATCTGTTTCATTATCATGAGAGATACATGAAAGAGATTGTATCAAGGTATGGTAAACTGTTGACATGCTACATACGCATTGATAACAACATGATAAACTTGCTTAATTTTAAGGATCTTATCAACATTGATGGTGTAGTATATAGGTTGCAAAAGGTAGGAGACTATGATTCAGGCAAGGATCAAACTACTCTAGTGGAACTAATTCGCATAATAGAAGGAGAGAACATCAAGACATTTGATTTAGAGGTCCCATTTGATCCTGGCAAAGGCAGCAACTGGAGAGAGACTGAAGGCAAATTTATAGCTGGTGCTCAGACAAGAATAACAGAAGATAACATAATCAGAATAACAGAATAGATATGGCACTTTGGGAAGAGATACTGACAGCGAGTCAGGGAACATTGATAGTGAATGACACTACTGAAAAGACAATAACTTATGATGCAATCTTTGTCCTTGAGGACACTGTATTTGCAAGCATCAAAGTGGGTGGTGTTGACATTAAAGCTCAGTTAATAACTACACCAGCAACAGCTGTAAAAGCTGGAGCAATGATCAGATGTACTGGAGCTAGAAAGTTTTCAGCTATTGACTTGACATCAGGATCTGTAGCTTTAATCTTGTAAGATGTACGGATACGGAATTTCAATGATATTCAATAGTGCAACTGCTGCCATTAAGGCTGTGGCTGATGCGCTATTCAACAGACTATCTGAGGATGGTATCAATAGAATGACAGAAGATAATATACAACGAATAACAGAATAAGACATGGGAGTAAAGATATCAGGCTTAACGGCCAAAGGGGCAACAATAGCAGACACTGATCTAGTAGAGGTATCTCAATCAGCTGGAGGTGGTTTATACACATCTCGCAGTGTAACTGGTGCCAACATCAAGGCATTGGTAACTGATGCCAATATGACTACTTCAGACATCACTACAAATGATGTAAGTACAGCGAAACACGGATTTGCACCAAAGGCACCAAATGATACTACAAAGTTTTTAAGAGGTGATGGAACGTGGGCAGTACCAGCATCAGGATCATCATCAGGCAGATTTGGTATAGCAGATTCAAACGGAGCATATACTTTTTATACTACATTATCACTTGCCATAACTGCTGCAAGTGCTGGTCAAACAATTGAATTTTTCACAGATTATACTGAAACTGGCAATGTAACTATCACACTTAAAGATGGTGTGAATATAAACGGCAATGGTCATACTTACACACATTCTCATGCAGCTGGAAACTCTAATACATTTCAAAATATATCAGGAGCAATATCTTGTGTAATTAGTAATTTAAGAGTAATACGTTCAGGCAGAGCCAATGGAACTACTGGTGATTATGTATTCAATGCAACTGTAAATGATTCACAATTCTTTTTTAATGGAGTTTTTATGGAATCAACATACGGCACTTGTGTGAATCTTGCAGGTACTACATTTTTATATAGACCACATTCAGGAGATTTATATGCAAAGGCTTATTTAACTGCAATTACAACTCAAGGTTCAATCACTGGATTTAAAGGTCAAAGCACTTCATCAGGCAGAGGTATCTATGGATTAGGGGGCAATATTGACCAATGCACTGGAATGTCAATATCAGGAAATGGAATAGATACAAACGGTACTTGCAATAATTCTTATGGATTTTCCACAAGTGGTATTGGGTTAGGTGTTGCTGGAACTTTTTCTAATTGTTATGGAAATAGTGTAACAGATAGAGCTGCTGATGGAACTGCATTTTATAATTGTGTACTTGTTTCTACAAGTGGGAACGGTGCAAGTAACGGAACATATAGAAACTGCACTATAATTTCATCAAGTGGATGGGGCGCATATCATTATTTGAATAACTTTGATAATTGTCATATACGTTCTGCAACTAATATTGCATCAGGTGGGGGATTTAGAGCAAGTTTCAGAGGCTGTACTGTTTTAAGTGAGTGGAACAATGCTGGTGGTCACGGCTTTGATATTGGTACTGATACTATCATAAATAATTGCAATATTACTGTAAGCAATACTAGTGCAAATTGTATATATAAAGGCAGTGCTGTAACTATTAAATATGCATCAAATGTCTTTGCTGGAGCAACTACAGCAGTAAATGCAAATGTCACACAAGGAATAAGTAATTCAGAAGATACAAAAGGTAACATCTTAATATAATGGAAAAATTAGATATAATTGAAACAACTGTTTATTGTTATAATGAGCAGTTTGAACTTGTTAAAATTTTAGATTTGTCTCAATTTCAAAATGTGGATTTTGATTATTTAAAAGACTCAAAACTATTTAGCTTTAATGTGAATATACCAATTAAACGAGTGGTTAAATTCACTGAAATAAATGATTTGAATACACAAGCAGATTTTGTTGAATATCCTTATGCAGATATGACACCTAAAGAGCAATCAGATTTTGATTCTTTTGTATCACAAGCTGAAGCATTATAATCTATTGTTAAAATATTAACTTTATGAAGGCTGGGTGACTAGCCTTTTTTTGAATATAGACATGGCAAATAAGGAAGCAGTATTTTCACTTAGAGTTGACACTGGCAACAGTGTACAAGATGTGCAATCATTTGACAAGGCAGTCAACAATCT